TAATGTTGGCATTGGGACGACTACCCCTCAAGCTACATTAGATGTTATTGGCGATGTGATTGTTAGTGGCAATGTTGGCATTGGAACGACGACTCCAGCTGCTACATTAGATGTTAGTGGCGATGTGATTGTTAGTGGTAATATAACATTAGGAGGAACGGTTACTGGATTTACA